TCATTCATGATCCATCGCTATATTCGTTTTAGAACTTCCTGAAATAGCCTGTTCATGACCCTTGGCAGTTAATTTAAAATCTCCAAATTCTTGTATCATGCTTTCACCAACCAGAGTAGTTGGCGCTGACTTATCACCAGCCAATGTTCCCATTTGCTGTAATTGAAAGTTAGATTGTCCTTTAGCTGTTCCTATGATTGTAAGATTTCGTGCTTTAATAGTCATTTCACCGTCTTTTAAATCAATATTATAATTTCCTTTAGTGACTTCCATGTTTACATCACCATCACCATCGAACAGTAAATGATTGCTTCCACCACTTCTAGAATTATAAACATGATTCATTGATCCTTCAACATGTTTTATTTCATCTCCATAAACATGTGAATGAACATCTGAATCACAAAGAAAATACGATTTACCAACAGTATTATCGACTCTAGAACCGTCGGGTAAAAATTCAAGAAAACTTTGAGTCCTATGTAATATTCTAACTCTCTCGCCACCCGGAGAATCGTCTAATTCAAATAAATGGCCACTTTCAGTATATGTAACATGATTATATGGATATTCAGGATTAAACCTGCTTGAAGGTAAAGACCAAGGAGCCCCGATAGCTTTTCTAATACCCGTATGCAAACTTATTTGAGTCGCACTTAAACTTCCTGCTATTCTATGAACAGCCATTTCAATTTGAGATTGAGGATGTGAAGTAGAAACCGGATCCCAGAGTTGTTGATCATACTGTTCAACAAACTTTTCTCTATTTAATCCTAATAAATTTGTTGAAGGCAACGACATAGCGGGAATACCATTCCTATCAAATATTATTCTATTTTCATCAGGATTCCTAGAAAAAATCTGAGAAGTCAACAATGGAGGGTTGTTTTTTTTATCAGGTAAACTAGCAATGGATCCGGGAGATCCAGCACCTGAACGTTTAAAAATATTTGCTTGAATTTTCGACTCATCTTCATTTTTTCCGAACCAAATCCTTCCACCTTTCATTGGTGTTTCCCCTACGAAATCATAATGTTCTTCTTGAGCGAAACCCTGACTATGTTCTATAACTTTTGCTGAAATTCCTGAAACAAATCTATCGATATAAAGAGGTGGATAGGGGGCATTACGCCTTTCCCAAATGGTTCTAGAATCATTAAACCCTCTATCAGGATTTGCAATATTTTCAGGAATTCCACCAGATGTCCCTAAAACAACTGGTTCTTGGGCGGCTCGACCATCTCTAAAAAAACCAAATACGTGAGTACCTTCTACTAATCCAGTAGGAGTAGTACCAATTCCAGATATTGCCGCTGATGTTATTGGCTGAATAATATCTGCCCAAGGTAAATCGCCTGTAGGTATTAATGTTTTATCATCTGTATGAAATCCAATACACCTTACTTTAACTCTACCAAGAAAAAGAGGATCTTTTCTATTTTCAACAACACCATAAAACCAGACAAACCCATCTGTTCCCATAAAATCTTTTATGTCATTATCGTTTAAAAAAGTTGAACTATTCATGCGACACCTCCAACGTCGATGCCTAAATCTATTCCATCCATGATAAATTGATCATCTTCTGTGATATTCAATTCCCGAGAAATCGTACCTCTTTCAAAAGAGGTGCCTCGTGTATTGTCAAGTTTAGAAAACAATGTATCTTTTGCTAATTCCATTGTTGTCAAATAACTGTTACCGTGTATTATCGAATGTTGAATTTTCGTTATTAAATATAATCCCGCATAAAAAGAATGTTGTTCGTCTGGATAATAATTTGAAGGATATTTTAATTCTATTATTTCACCTATAACTCTATTGTGATCACCGGGCACTGTTATTTGCGTTATTATATTACTCAGTTGCCTTGTTTGAGCATAACTTTGTAACAACCACCTCTCAACTTGTTTATCCACTGAAATAGCGCCAATATCATTATTCGTCATAATATTCTGTAATAGTTTTGTGATCATTTTTTCGTTATGTTGAAAATTCGTTGATGCATACTTATAAAAAGTTTCAGATGTATCCATCCCATAATGCTCATCATTTGTTAATGGATATTTTTCTCCCGTTCTTCCGACATGCCTAAAATCATCGAACTGTTTCCGATAATCATACTCATAATAACTTACTTGATGATTTGCTTTATATAACTTATTAGTTAATCTTTTATCAAAACCGCTTGACGGAATAAATGGTGTAGCAGACGATTGATTTATAGAACCAATTCGGTGAGTCGTTGGATCATAAGTCAACAATCTTCCAGAATACATTCCTTCAATTAAATTATTTAAAACATTAAAAGTAGATTGTATTTTATATTTTACTACTGTAAGTTCTTTTTGAAGAGGAGTAATTGATAAGGCCTCTACTGGTCTTATTACGTAAGATGACATTGGTACATCAACTGATGTCGCTTGTGCTGGTTTTGAAACTCTTACAGCATTTTCTGTTCCAATGCCATCTCTACGCAATGTTTTTTGATCATCATAATCTAGACCAGTTTCGTCTAATAATGAATCATCAACTTCAGCCGATGACTGGGTAATTAAAGGATGCAATAAATCAGATAATGATTTAAAATAAAATCCAAATTTATTCTCATAAAATACAAATTTTCCAAAATTTGCACTTTTTTTCCCCTGTTGATTCATTTCGACGTTTGAAGCAACCGATTTTTTAGTAACCATATCTATTGCTTGAAAAGGTCTTATTGTAGGAAATACAAAATGCATTCCATAAAAAGTTCCATCGGTATCTCCTTTCCGATCAAAAGTTAAATCTTTTTTATGACTAATAAAAGAATCTGAACTTATATAATTATCATATACATCTTCAATAATAGTAGAAGCCAAAACAGATTTATAGGATTTTGACACTCTATTTCTCAAATTAGCAATAAACTCGTCTGAACAAAAATCCAATACATAAAATCTTGTAGGACCGTCTTCTATAGTAGCAGATCTTTTAACAATTGTATATTCAGCATCCCAATCTGGTCCATCCAATAATTTATTTTTTAACAATATACGTATTTTTTCTTGTCCAATAATAGGAATTCTTTCGTCTAATCCAGCCACATCAAATATTTTTACATCACCGGTTATAACATTACTTTCAAATAAAGATTCATTTATTGTAAATCCAGCAATCGCTGAATTATTTTCAGAATCGATTGTGTATGATGCCCCCTTATAATTTATGAAAGTTATTTTCCAGACCGAATCAGTACTAAAATGAGAATCTACATGTGACATATTATATCTTACCTAATTAAAATAAAGGGTTCTTAACTCACTCATAATTTGCGCAGAATAAGTATTTTCTATTAAAATAATTTCTTTTTTTTCATTATTTTTCATTAATTCATAATCATAATTATATATTATTTTTCTTTCTGAATCATCAAGATCATTATATGTTTCTTTATTAATGATTGCAACTTTTTCCAGAATTTTGCCAGTATCCACAGTCGCTTTAGATTCTGTTCTTAATATTTTTTCATAATGATGTATACCCGTTCTTGCAGAATCAAGTGAACCATATTTTTCTTCGATAAACAGCGTTAATTCATTTCCAAATAAGGGCCAATCATATAAAGGATCTAGAATATGATTTGCTAAAAATATTAAATACGTATAATCAGAAGATCCATAATATCGATGAGCTATAATATCAGGCCTTTCGAATTCCTTTATTCTATAAGGATAATATGAAGAAATATTTTTTAAAATTTTATTATTTATATCTACTCTGGACAACAAATTTGTTGCAAGCGTGGCCCTAATCGGAGTAACTTTATCTATATTATAATAAAATGTTTTATAATTTCTAAAAAATTCTGACATTAATAGTCCTCCGCATGTGATCTATCTAGAGTAAAGTTTTCTTTGAATTGAAGCTGTAAATTTATTGATGTCGGTAAACCATTTTCTTCAAAAAATTTAGGTGCATATTTCGCTTTAAGTGATGTTAAAAAAGAATTTCCTATACGATGTAAATATGTATTTTTTTCTAAATTACTATAAAATTGAATCCTATATGTATTAGGAAAAGAAAAGAAAGCAGAATTCATTTTGTTTGAAATTTTTAACGTTGTTTTCTTTTTAGACACTCCCGGATGATGGTCCAATCCTATTGGATCATATGACACTATTTCTTGTTCGGGCTCGACAACATTGGACCCATCTAAACTTAACTGATTTAATCCAGGTAACATACCGACTTTTAAATTGGTTATAATTTTCATAAGGGCTTCGGATTCGCTCGCAGATTTAGGATTAAAGTCAAAAGTGAAAGAATGTTGACGTAATTTTTTTACTCCTGTAAATATAAGAGATGTATATGGATTTCTCGACTCTCTCATAGACATGGAGGCCACTTGTTCTCCTTTTGCGTGTGAAGGAGCTAATGCACCAAGAGCAGATGTAATATTAAATTTAATATTATTTGCAAAATCTCCTCTAACACCTTTACTATTATATGGTGAAGCTTGTTGCATAACATCTTTACCCATTCTTCCATAAAACTCCATTGATTTTTGTATAAAACCGCTACCAGATCCACTTGAAAAAGTCTCAAAATTTTCTTTTAAGTCTTTTGTTATTTGATGAGCATTTTGAGACAATATATCTCCAAAAATACCTAAATCCACATCGGAATAATCTGCGGAATAGTGTGTTTTTAATGAACCAACTGGCAAATGTAAAACAAAACTTTTACCTCGTATATAATAATCACTTGCCTCATTACCGGAAGTAATTTGTTCAAAATTCATCTGAGCATTAAATGCATCTTTATTTTTAATGGGTGGTTTAAATATCAATTCTGATATTACCATAAAATGTTGCAATCCTTTAGTTGTAGCAATACCTTTAGGATATTCGAATCTATTTTCGCCCAATAAACTAGTTAAATTGCCGCTGGGATTTTTTGTTATAGCCATTTATCTTTCGCTCTTTAATAAGTTTTCCAAGTCAATTTATACATATCACCATAATCCTCAATACATCTTTCTCTAGTATAAATTTCAGTTTCTTTAATTGTCACATTTAATGTAGCTGTTAGTGGCGCATTTGTTTCTTTAAAAAAAATAGGATTTTGTGTTCCTGCAGAATATTCAACTGTAAAATCTTGTATAACCGCGTTCTTAATTGTTACTAGTTTATTCTTATTTTCTTTACTATAATCGTTAGTAGTAGGAAAAAACGTAATATTAACTTTATCTGGCATTGTTAAAATTCCTGTACTTTGAGAAGACACTTCATCGTCTCGTCTTGTTGTTACTTTTTCAGGTAACATTGCGTGTTTAAAAGTTTCAATAATTTGTTTTATGGTATTACTTTCATTAGAATTTTTAGGCATTAGCACAAACGAAAAAGAAAAATCTCTAAATCCCACACTATTAAATACGCTTGTAACATATGGATTTTGTATCGTATTTAACCCCTTTGCTACTCCCGCTTTTAAACCAGGAGTTCCGCTTAACACTACATCTGAAGCTATTCTGGCAAAAGAGCTTGGGTTAAATGAAGATATTCCTGTTTTTGCAATATTCGATAATCTATCTATGTTTATATTTCCAGCCGCCGCTCCTACTGCAATTGCACCAGCAACATCAAATTCGGCATTATCATAGGTTACATTAATAGCATCATTTATTTCCGGAAAAGGTAGCACTACACAAGAAGCTATTTTTGAAGCTCCGTGTTCAATAGTGGCAAATTCAAACATGCAAAATTTCTTTGATTCTGGATCTTTCACAGAAGATCCGAGATTTCTTGGAAATCTGTGAACAGGAATACCTGTTTTCGCATTAATTAATTGGTTTAACTTAGTGTCTGTGGTCATTATTCTCCTTATTATACATAATATTTAGCATGAGTTACAAAGGGAAATATAAAATAAAGAATCTAAAAAAGTATAGGGGAGATCCTACTAAAATAACTTATCGTTCTTTATGGGAAAAAAAATTCATGAATTATTGTGAAGAAAATCCTATGATTATTGAATGGTCGAGTGAAGAAATAGTTGTTCGCTATAGGTCTCCTATTGACAAAAAAATACATAGATATTTCCCTGATTTTTGGATTAAGGTAAAAAGAAAAACTGGTTTAACAGAAAACATTATTATAGAAGTCAAGCCCAAAAAACAAACATCTCCTCCCAAGAAACCCAAAAGAGTTACTAAGAGATATTTATCCGAAGTATACACCTTTGGTGTTAATGAGGCAAAATGGAATGCGGCTATAGAGTTCTGTAAGATCAGAAAATGGCGATTTGAAATCATTACGGAAGATCATCTTTTTTAACTAAATATAACTATGGCTCAACAAAATCAAACATTTTTAGATAGATTAAAAAACGCATTGAGAAGGAATGAAGGACAACCAAAAACACGTAACGCATCACAATGGTTTCGTAGAAAAGTTGGTGCCCTAAGATCAGAATTGCGAAGTAGATTTAGTGAAGTTGATACAGCAGACGAATTTTATAAAACTGCTAAAAAATCAGGCACGGGAACAATATTGCCTGGAGCAATGGCGTCCTATTTTTATGATCCAAAGACTAAAGAAAAAATGAAATACTATGATAGATTTCCTTTAGTCATGTGCGTAAAAATGTATGGTAATGGATTTCTTGGTTTAAATTTTCATTATTTACCCCCATTACTTAGAGCAAAACTGATGGATGCTATTGATCAAACTAAAAGCGTAAATTATGAAGCCCTTTCAAAAATTAAAGTGCTTAAACCAACAGTAAAAAGATATTTATATAAACATATTACATCTAGAGTAGTAATTATAGACGAAGACGAAAAAGAAATTGCATTATTTTTACCAACAGAAAGATTTAAAAAAGAAAACAAACTTGTTGTTTGGGGAGACAGTAGGAGAATGATTAAATGACTTTAAGCATAGACAAATTTAGAAATACCCTAAATGTCAAGGGCGGTCCTGCGCCAATAAATAGATATGAAGTTTATATTCCGAGAGGTGAAATGAGCGATTTAACATTTCGTTGCGAACAGGCAGAACTTCCTGGTAAATCCATACTCACAGTTGAAGATAAATTATATGGACCTGTAAGAAAAATTGGGTATGGTCAAATGTTTATTGATACTACAATGACATTTATTTGTACTGCAGAAGGATGGGAAGAAAAATCATTTTTTGATGATTGGCAAAATCAAATAGTTGATCCTGATACGCATGACGCTTCATACTATGAAGATTATACGTCTGATATTTGGCTAAGAACATTTACAGAAGAAAATAAACCATCGTATGGAATAAAATTTGAAGAAGCATATCCTTTAAATGTGGGAGCGGTAAATATAGGATGGGCGCAAAATAACGAATACGCAAGACTTAGTGTCACGTTCGCATATCGAAAATGGAGCCAATTACCAAAACTAGTTCCCTTAGACGTAAATTTAGACGTAAATAAAAATAGTTTAACTTAAGACTGGAGATATAATGAGTTTACCCGTAATTGATGCACCAACGTTTGAAATGAACCTGTTATCAATAAAAGACACAATAACATATAGACCATTTTTAGTCAAAGAAGAAAAACTTTTATTAATGGCTATGGAAGCAGGAGACCAGCAAGAAATAATAAAAACTTCAAAACAAATAATTAATAATTGCATTTTATCTGAAAATGTTAATGCTGATAAATTACCATTATTTGATTTACAAATGGCATTGTTGAAAATAAGATCAAAATCTGTTGGCGAAGAAATTGAAATAGTGATGAAGCATTTAGATGGAAAAAATAGTAACGAAGAGGAATGTAATGGTTCTAGTAAAATAAAAATAAATCTTTCTAATTTAAAACTTACTGTACATGATGATCATTCTAAATACGTTAAATTAACAGACACAATTTCAATTGAAATGAAATATCCCACCATGTCTGTTTATAATCGTATGTCAGCAATGGATGATGTAGAAAATGCTTCAACTATAAATGAATTATTTAATATTATCATTGATTGTATTGATAACATATATTCTGGTGATGAAATTTTTAGTGCAAGCGATCACACAACAGAAGAAATGAACGATTTTATTAATAGCTTAACAAGTGATCAATTTGACAAACTTAAAACATTTTTCAATACAATGCCCGTTCTAGTATATGATATTCAATTCACTTGTCCTAAATGCAACTGTTTAGAAAAACAAACTTTAAACGGAGTTGCCGATTTTTTTTTATAATATGCAGTCATAATAATTTAACAAACTATTATCAATTAACATTTCAGTTAATGCAACATCATAAATACAGCTTAACCGAAATAGAAAATTTAATACCATTTGAAAGAGACATTTACGTAGAAATGTTAATATTTCATATGGAAGAAGAAAATAAAAAAAATGAAAACCAACAACAAAGGTAATAATGTCTCGTAAACCCCACAATTATGTACATTTTAAAGCACTTGTTAATGAGCTTAAAGAACAGAACGAACATAACTTCGCTAGTTTTCAAACTCATTTAGAAATACATACTGATGTATTACAGAGTATGAAAGGGATCATACTCAAAGGGGTACAACAAAAAAATGCAATTTTGAAAGAAAAAAATGAAATAACAATTAATAATAAAGAGACAAAAATTGATAACCCTAAACCTTCCCTATCAGAGAAGAACAGTGAAGGTATGTCTAACTTGGCAAATGTTTTATCTACTAAACCTTCCCTATCAGAGAAGAACAGTGAAGGTATGTCTAACTTGGCAAATGTTTTATCTACTACACTTCTGAATACAGCAGTACGGCTAAAAGAACAACTAAATGTATTAAATAAGCTGTTTGGATTTTTACAAAGCAAAGACAAAGATGATTTAAGAAGAGATAAAGAGGATCGACTCGAAGTCATTGGCAAAAAAAATAGCATATTTAAGAATGATAAAACAAAACCCTCCGGAAAAGGATTCATGAGAATGTTGGGAAATTTTTTATCTACTGCACTTATAGGAATACCTGGAGGATTAAGAAAGTTTTTACCAGCAACACTGGGTCTAGCATTAATTCCCAAATTAGCAAAAGGCATCGCTTTAATGGTCGCAGGCCCCGCATTAATTAAAGCATTAGAAGCAGGATTTGATCAAAAAACTTTTAGTGGTGGTGTTACATCATTTATAGATACATATTTTGCTCCTGGTGGAAAAGGCTATACATCTTTAGCAATGGCCGCGTCAGGGGGGGCTGGAAAAGCGGCTATAGTTGGATTTGGATTATTAGGACCAAGAGGAGCGGTGATTGCTGGAGTACTCGGAGGAGCATTATCTGGACTAAATCATATTTTTGCAGAAGATAAATCAAAAATGAATTCCAAAAACGTAATGACTAAAGTAAAAGAACACTTGATGGAGAATATAGGACTATATGCTGGTGGTGGTATGGCATTGATGGGTGCGAGATGGGGAGCAAAAGGAGGTCCTGCGGGAATGATAGCTGGAGCAATTCTTGGAGCAGGTATCGGGATAATAGGAGCAGGCACTATCAAAGAAATGATGAAAGTAGAAGAAGCAGGAGAAAAAGATGTTGGTAAAGCATTCAAACAAGGCTTAAAAAATTATCTCATGAGTAACGAATTCGATGGTTCGGCTCTGCCATGGGCGGGGGGATTTTTTGGTGCGGCGGCATTTTCTGGTTTTGGTCCTGCAGGAATGATTGCTGGTATGATATTGGGAGCTGGTGCTGGAATAATAGGAGGACCCGTTTTAGCAGAAGCATTGAAAGCTCAAAAAGGAGAAGGAGGAAGTCTTGCGGGTCACATGAAAACTCAATTATGGAAATATTTGCAAAACAGTACATATCTAAAACACGCTTTATTGGGGGCTGGACTTTTTGGAGGAACCGCAATGCTCGGACTTGGACCAGTAGGATTAGTTGCAGGTATTGTAATAGGAGGTGCTATAGGAATTATTGCAACATGGGTAGGAAAAGCACTAGAAGATATTATAGGTACAACTGGAGCTAATTCTGTAATGGGCAAACTCTTTGGGAAAGAAACATCCGGACTGTCCAACAAATATAAGAAGATGCGGGATGCACAGGATGCAGATGAAGAGAATGCATCGACTCATACACTAGGACTTTTGAGGGCTGACCCTAAAAGTGGTGTGGGACAGAATGCAAAAAAACTTCTAAAAGCATATGCTATTGCCGCCAAAGAACTGGGTGTTGGAATGGGCAAATACGATGCATCTGCCGCCGTTCTGGCTTCGAAAAGAGTAAGTACTGGTTTTGTCGGAAAGGTTTCGGGTTCAGACACAGATACTACAAATAAAGAAGAAGCACAATTTTTACGATTAAATTTTCAGAGGAAAAAAATACTTGAACTGGAAAGAGAAAGAAACGAATCCTTAAAAGTTGGACAGCCTGCTGGGACAACGAATATCTACAACGATTCAAGTATGAAACTGAATACAAATGTAACGGCAGACCGTTCATTTACAGGATTCCCTCCGGGCCTATTAGATACCGGGATACAGTGATTTTGAGTTTGTTCAATAATGTCAATCAAAGAACAAACTCAAAACTATAATTAATTATCTTCTGCTAATTTAGCAAAATAAGACATATCCTCTTCCTCTTCAGATGATGATTCATTGTTCGTTGGAGGAGTAAAAGGTTCTTCCGCAGTTTTTGGTTTAGATACAGGAGTACGTACCTCAGGAAGATTAGTTTCTACTATAAGAACATTATCCAATCTCGCTTTCAAATCTTCAAAAGATTTAAATTGATCATCTGCAGTAAACTCTGTAAGAGCATACTCTGATTGCCAAATTTTTTCAAGTTCAGTTTCATCTTCTACGAGTTGTGTGCTTTTATCAAATTCGCTCTTATCGTAATTCCGATAACCTTCAACTTGTCGAATCTTTAATTTAAAATTCGCCCCTTCCCAGAGATCAAAGGGATTTACAGGAGATTCATCTTCAAATTCTGGATTCATCACATCATTAATCTTATCAAAAATCTTTTTCCCAAATTTATACAAAAAGACTTTTCCCTCGTTCTGAGGATTCTTTGAATCAGCAACAACATAAATGTTACTAATATAAGTTAATCGGCGCTTTTGCTTACGAGCAATATCTTTGTTCGCCTCTATTCCAGAATTCCAAAGTTGAGAATTATACTCTGAAACAGGATCTTTCTTACCAAGAGTTGTCAAAGAGTTTTCAATGTACCATTGTCCTGTAGGTCCTTGAAAACCATGATTGAAGACTCTTGCCCATGGAACATCCTCTCCATCTACTGGGGGAAGAAATCGAATAACAGCAAATCCGTTTCCAGACTTGTCGATTTCAGGTTTCCAGAATCGATCATCGACATAACTCTTTGATTCAGAAGGAGTGTCGATCTTCTCGATTTCTTTGTGAAGATTTTGCATGAAGGATGCACGGGATTTTTTTAGTGCGGATAGTGTAGCCATATTTACCTTTCGTATATCGGAATATTCGTTGTATATTAAATTTTGTCTCGTAAAATCTTACGAAACTTCGTCTTATCCACCTCCAAAAATGGAGTGTATTTCAAAACTCTATCTCTAAACTGAGGCCAGACAAAAGTTTCTTTTATCTTTTGATCCCAGTCAGGAACAAAGTTAAGTATCATATTAAGTATAGAAAAAGTTTCCATACAAATATATTTAGCAAGTGCTTGTTTCAGTAATAAAGGATGTTGACCTTTTTTAATTTTGAACCAATTTTCAAAATTTTCTTTGATCAACAATTTATCAATATCATTACTAAAAATATAACTCATGCTTTGTATTCTTTTTTGCCATTCTTTATATTTAAATTCTGCTTGCGAATCAAGCGCATCGCCTATCCACAAATTTTCATTATCAATAAAGTTTGCAACAAAGAATTTTGATATCTCATCATCTTTATAACTTTTTGACAATTTCACAAAAAAGATTTGATCATTGCGCTTTTTAAAAGCATTAAATGAGATTTTTCTTTTTTTATGTTTAAAATAATCATACTTTTTGGCGTGAAAATGAGTTTTGATTGAAACATATTCTTTATAGCAATCAAACGGATCCATTTTTATCATAGCCCCAATATCGTAGTAGTTTTTGGGAGATAATGCAATGCAGTTACTTCTTCTCTTAATTTAGCTTTCAACGGCCCCTGAACAAGTTTTCCAATTGTCTGAGGTTCCATCTGAGTTTCTTCACAATAATGACATATTGCATCCCAATACGTCATTTTTTTACTACTAACAATATTTTCTATAATAATCGTAAAATCTAAAACTTTTAGTGTTTTAATCATTGTTCTCTATCGTATGTATTGTTTGTTCAATCGCTCCATAAACTTCTTCTGGTGAAATGTTTTTAGAGCATTCAAACATTCTATCAGTATTTTTATGATCCGGACACCATGACCAATCACTAGGATCAAATTTATGTCGATTATAGCAACTATTGCAGACATCATTATTATGGAGTCTAACACATTTTGAATAAAATTCTGATTTAGGATTACTAAATCCCGATATTAATATTACATGTTTATTTAAAGCCCATGCTAACCACGATAATCCAGACCCTAATCCAATAAAAAATTCAGCACCATCTAAAGTTGCTATTGTTTGATCTAAAGATCGATCATGTCTACCTATTGCATTTTTAGGTACTACATTAAAATATTCTCCTTGACCAAAAGAAGGATGTTTATCTATACATACTACATTATAACCCTTTTCGGATAAAAAGTCAACCACTTTATCCCATCCACCCAAATAATTCCAATATTTCGCCTGAGCAGTTGATTGAGTACCAATACATACATAAGGTTTTTCCAATTCTGTTTCTGTTTCTTTAACTTTTATTTTGCACCTGGTTTCTTTAAAATCTTTAATCCCAAGTATACCTGCACACAAATTTTGCAAAGAAACGTCTTTCATGTCCACGGGAGACTGTGGACTGAGTTCAAAAAACCCTATTCTATAAGAAGATACAAAATCATTAAACCCAGATTCAGGAACTATAAAAGAAGTTTCAGGATATGATTCTACCAAATAATCATTCCAAAATGTACTACAATACATTTTACATTTATGCTTTTTACGAAATTCTTCAACGACCGGCATCCACGCTAAAGTATCTCCCAATGCTACTGTATCAAACCACACAAAAACATTCTTATTTGTAAAATCTTGTTCATACTCAAAGTCTATATTTCCTGTTTCGATATTTATAGCTTCAACTCGCCAATTTACATAATAATCAAGACCACAAGCAACCCATCCCCCAGTAGAAATATCATTCGAATAATGAATTGCATGAGTATCATTATCAATAAAATTAATTTTATACTCCGCAGGAATAGACCCCTTAACAGACAAATAGGGATTTTTTTGCATATTTAATTCAAAAATATTTTTCCCTGATATAGGCGTATTCTGATATGCGAACATTAATCGTTCTTTCATATCAAAGGGTTTAGAATATTTCAACTCTTTTGCTTCATAATAATATTTTTCCAATTCATCAAAAATCTTTTCCCAATCTCGTTCTCTAGCAAATTCTCTTGCAAGTTTTGAATGTTCATCATAATTATCTAAAACAGTTTTAACTTTTTCAGCAATGATATCAACATTTCTTGTACATATCGTTAAACCCTTTACGTATATGTCATCTTGTAGTGTTCCCACCACAGGTAAACCACAAGCCATTGCTTCAAGCACGGCCAAACAGGGTTGACCCGTTTCTAAAGAGGCCGGATGAATCAATACATGATGTTCATTTAATAAATCCCGTAATTCGTTTTTTTCTACATTACCAACAAGAGTTATATCAATATGTCCTTTACATTCTTCTACAATATCATAAAATTTCTTATTATAATCTAAATGTATTGAATCTGGACCAACAATTGTTATAGGAAGTCCTAATTTTTTTGCCGCTTGAATTGCTAAATGAAAACCCTTTCTATCATCGCCCCCGCCCACGCAAATTAATCGTATATTTTTTCTGTTTTCATTAGGAAAGAAAAAATTTGTATCTACCCCATGATGAAGTCTTCTTAATTTTTCTGGATATAAAAAATAATCTATCATATCTTCAGTTGGTATTAAACTGAACAAAGAATTTTTTATAGTTTCATTATTTGTCATATAATAATGAGAGTTTTTTCCATGTATCTTAACAAAAGCATCATGCATCGTAAAAATATAAGGTATGCATCTATCTTTCAGCAAATCGTAAAACCCACCAGTATGATTATGAAACACATCATATTTTTCTAAATCATTTTGTGTTACATCATCTAACCATTTTAAACTTACTTCATGCCCTCTACTTCGAGCAATTCTCATATATTGATAAATCACTTCTTCTAATCCCCCATATCCTTTGGGGGGAATGTCAAGACCACATCCAACATGTATTTGCATTATTTTTAAATGATCTTCATGGACTTTTTCTTTTTCTTTTTCTAATGTATCACGCACCTGTATATTTTGTGTAGACAAAATAATTTCAGGAATTTCTATTATTCGATGACTATTAGAAATAAGATGGATTCGATTGTCTTGAGAATACCAAAAAACATTTCTATTATCTGCCGTAATAACGTCTTTTATGTTTTCAATATTGTTAGACGGTATACGATTGTTTTCATGTAAATGCGTATTATCTGAAAAAAAACTTAATTCATGATTCGATACAGGTAATTTAGATATAATATTTGATATTGTTATTGGAGTATCATTTAAATTTATTTTAACAAAAAAATAAGAAATGTTTTTCAGGTACTTATCAAAAACTATGTCATGATCGAAAAACAGATGTCTTACTTTTGATGTTTGTTCTTGATTATAATCAAAATTCAAAAAACTTACATGTTTTCTTTCTGTTTCATAATTTAATTTACTTAAATAAGTAGATTCTGCTAAATCATAGATATCATCAAAATACTTAATATTTCTAGGATATTCTAAAATGAAATTCTTTCTTTCTTCCTTTTCGTTTATAACTAATTGTGCTTCGCCACGAGGATTCCAATTTCTAAAATTTTCAGATTCTCCGTGTTCTCTTGCAAGATACGTTGTTCTGGGTATAGTCAACCATTTTCCATATCTCTCTAAATTCAATAACCATTGACCATCATTTGATAAACAAATATCACTGTCTTTGTGTTCAGGAAAACGTAATGCTGGTAGATTTTTAAATATTCTTAAATATCCAAAAATATTTGATCGCTGAGGCCATAACTTTTCAAATCCTTCTAAAAAAGAGTTATTGTCTCTTGACATATACACGTTGTCTTTAAAATTATCAAAAATATTATTTGAATTTTTAGGCAAAACATCATGATATTTGTTTGCATTAAAATGGAGCAATACAGCTTCTGGAAACAAGTTAAAATAATGAATTATTTTTTCAAAAGTTCTCGGTAAAATTATATCATCAGCATCTAAATGACATACAATGTCGCCAACAGCGGGGATTTGGGGATTCCACCATATTTCTTTCTTGTGTTTGGGCTCGACGATTCTTATTCTACTATCTGTTCTTTTTAATTTTTCCATTACCGAACGGGTGTTATCAACAGAAAAATCATCAACAAGAATCCACTCCCAATGATCATAATTTTGATAAAAAACCGAACCCGCTAATTCATCTAAATAAAATTCAGCATTATAACAGGAAGTCACAAGTGATAATTTAAAATTCTTCATGGGTTGTCTCTATATCTTCATTATGTAATAAAGTAGTCCCATCCTTAAAAGAATTATCTAAATATGACTCTCCAGAACATTGAATTGAGATTGGCGATTTAACTATACCACATTTCTTATCATTAAAAATATTATTATTTAACCATAAATCATAAGTATCCCATTTTGCAGTTTTCAATTGTTTTTTAAAATAAGTTCTTCTAGTTTCGTCTGTGGAAAGTAAATAACAATGCGCTTCAGACATTCTATCTGTTACACCGAAAAATTCATAATTTTCATGTTCCCAATCAGGAATTCTTTTTCCGAAAGACATATAATATAAATTATGCTGATTCATATCATCTAACCGGTCCATAATTGATCTATGAACTTCGTGTACTGGTTTTATAAAAATAGCATCACATTCACAAAATAAAACGGCATCAAAGTCTTCATTTAAATGTTCATTTATAGCAGATTTGTGAGCAGAAAAATTACCATAATGAGCAGGTGTTAATTTATATTCGCCCGATTTCATTTGCACATCATTTGGTCTAGCACATGTTTTTTTCGGGGGAAAATTTTCATATAAAGGATTCACCATTTGCACATATGACCAATCTGAATATTCAGATAATTTTTTAAGATGTGTTATTGATTTTTTTTCTCTTTCTGAATCCACATCAACAAGCATATGAACTATTTTTATTTTTGGACGTCTTATTGCCCACAAATTACCCAATTCGCCATTAGTTGTTACTTGAGAATCAGCAATAACTTGATATCCCAAACTTTCTAATCTCGTTATAAAATTAGTTGCATGAAGTTTCATTTCACCCTCAACACCAAACGGATGTGCTTCCATAGAAAGTTTTCTCAATTTATATTTAAAAAAATCATCATGAATCACTGGTAATATGTCCCATTCTGCCCCTTCACAATCCAATTTTAACGCATCTATTCTATCAATACTATTATTTTTCATAAATTGTTCAAACGTAACACAATCAACAATTTCTTTTTTTATTACTCCCTGATTTTCTGTATTCTTTGCGCTATTATTAAAATTATCATAAAAAGAATTACATGAACTGGATCCAATAGTAATAAATTCTCTACTGTTATTATCAAAAGAAATTGCTAAATTGTGTTTTTCAATATTTCTATATTCTCCCAAATTTTTACATAAAATATCAAATGTTGTTTTAGTGGGTTCAATTGTGTGAATATGCGAAACTCCTTGATTTAAAGCATACATATCAAAAAAACCATAATGACCACCAATATCAATTACAGTATCCCCTTCTGTCAAATTTAATTTTTTATAATACTGTAATATCAAAGTTTCATAAAAAGTATACCAGGAAGAAGGATCGTCCGCTATTCCATGAAAATGTTTATTTTTTCCGAGAATTTTAATATCAACTTCTGATTTAAGTGGAAATGTTTTTTCATATAAAAGATGATGATTATCTAACAAATTCACATCACTTAAATTAGAATAATAATCTTTAGGAGCATCAAATATCTTTACTATAAACCCGTTAACTACATCTTTTCCGCAATGCGGCTGACACCACATTGAGTTTGTTAAAATGTGTGATCTATAGGCTAATAACCCAGTATCTATTTCATATAAGCACAACAATTTCTCATGAAAACATTCATATAAGCTTAAAAAATGAAAAGTTATTTTGGTATCTTCAATCGAACAACTTACAAGACGATCACTAATGTTCAGTAGTCTAGACATTTTAATTAAATTAATATTCAAATCATCAGAAAGCCAAGTAACTTTTTCGTCATATTTGTCAATATAAGTGTCAAGTTTATGTGCTAATACAGGTATATTCCAAGACAAAGCTTCTTTCACAACTAATGGATTCGTTTCTTTATCAAAACTAGTTCCCTTAGACGTAAATAAAAATAAATCCATACATGAATAAAATTTTTCTACATCAGACCTTTCCCCCCAAACTATACAATTATCGGGCAAGTTTTTTGTTAAAGGTTCCCAATATTCTTTAAAGTTTTCCGCAAGATTCCCTACAAAATGAAATTGTACGTCAGGCAAAAGTTTAGCGTATTCAATAATTTCCACTTGATTTTTTCTTGATGTCCATAATCCAACATTTAATACATGTTTCAATGCAGGATCAACACCTAATTCTCTCAATGCAACATCTCTTTCTTTTTCTGATGTTTTTTTATCGACGGGATACTCTATAACACATGCAGGAACATCTATTGATCTAAATTTTATTAGTTGATTATCACTACAAAATAAAAATTTATCTGGAAAAAATTTCTTTGACGAAGGATCGAAGGAAGAATCATGAGATGTTTCAAAAATCAAATAATTTCTATTTTTCTTATAAATTTTTTCAGCTATTTTATCATCCACGAAAAATTCAGGCATTTCTTCAAAATGAATAATGTCGGGTTTTATTTTATCTAAATATGTTAAAATATCAGATTTATCATCGGACAAAGTTATTAACTGATCATTTAGAATGTTTAATATTTTATCTTTTTGAACTCTATAAGACCCATAATCATTATACTCTATTACATAAATATCATTATCATTGTATAATAATTCGATTTTTTTAAGAAGATATTGGGGGGCTCCGCCCGTAGATAAATGAGGAGTAATATATAAAATTTTCATAAACGATTTTAATTATTAACTAAATATAAATATAAATAACAACTATTATATAGTTTACACTATTTTGAACTTTTTGTCAATGGATTAATTATGACACAATACAGACACTTATATTGGGATGCAGTAAACAAAGACCTACGACAATATTCTGATACCGAACTAGAAATTCTTAGTTATTTTCTAAGAAAAAGATATGCGGCTCTTCTAGATGCAGGTACAGGGTATCCAGGCGAAGTAAAAACTTCAGGATCATCTCCTTTTGTTTCCATAGGAACAGCTACTAATGGATATAGAATATCCGGAAGCATGACCGAACCAGATGACACAGGCAATTATCAAGGCGCAGAACCAGACACGATAATTGGCCAACCGGATCAAACAACTTTCACATCTTCATCCGTAACATTTTATCAAAATATGAACCATTCTACAGCGGCCCCCAGTTCAGCAACCATAAACAATTCTGGATTATTATATTGGACCTCTCCGGATTTAAA